AAGCACCATGCAGTGTTCTGCCTCTAGCTTGTCGTATGCAGCAAGCAATTCAACGTAGTTCATTCGCTCAACTCCTTCTTGGCTAGGGCTGCTTTTATTTCTGAATGCAAGACGCATCCGGGATTGATTGATTCGCCAATTTCAAGAATGGTATTGGCCTCTCCGAGCAGCGCCTCAATCTCCGCAATCCTAGCCCGAAATACATCGGCATTTTCAGTCGTTACTTCATAGCGCGGCAGCAGCTTGGCCATCTCGCGCAGCTTTCTGATGTTCTGATGGATGCTGCCCGTGTCTGGAAGTCCATCTTGATCAGGCGGGAACTCGCCGGCATACGCCATCCGCTGGGCGACCATTCCAATATTCTCTGTGCGCAGCTGGTCAATTACTGCTGTAGCGTCTGAGAGGCGGCAGAGTGGTTCAACCTTAGCGCCCCAGCCTGCATCTTGGTCATATACGCCGTTAGGCACTTGAACGCGCCTTCTGCCGTCAAAGTGCTGGTGCAGTGAAGCCACCACCTCCAGCCCCTGCGCTTCCTTAATGTCAGTCATTTCCGTTCTCCGGCAACCAGTCCATCTTTCAGACCAACAATGTACCCATCTGTCTGACCGTCTTTAGGCGCAGGACACACCACTGGAGCAATGTAGTCACACTTAGGCTGCGACCAGCAGTAACCAGTGACATACCCATCAGCCCACTGACTGCACCAGTTGCGACCTTCCTCCGCATGTGCCGGCCAAGCCAGCACGATCAGGCCAAGTATCAGCGCGGCAGAGGCGAGCAGTGTGATTGTCCACTCAAGACGCGATGGTTCGTGTTGTTTGTTCATTTCGTTCTCCTGTACAGCGCATCGCGCATTGCGTTGGCACTACCACCAAGACCCATCACAATCCGTTTCCAGCTACACCGTTCGGTACGCAGCTCGTAAGCTAGTGCCAGTTCAGCATCGGTGTAGCGAGCAGGTCTGCCGTTCTTAGTAGCCATCGTAACCACCGTACTCTGTGTCAACAGCGTCCAATGCAGCATCTTCAGCGTACTCTTTGGCATAGTCCATCAGGTACTTGGCGATTTCCTTCTCAGCTTCATCACAGTGAGATTCAGCAGCCTCATACAGTTCAGGTTTGGTCAGCTCCCGCAGAGTGCCGTTCTCAAAGTAGCGGGTGCCGGTCAGTGGTTCCCACTCAATGTCCATGTAGCCGTAGTAGTCATCGGAGTTGTCAGCGCCGCTGTCGGAGCCTTGACCAGTTATCTCGGCATCCACCGCAATCAGGTATTCGCCATCGTTCAATTCAATTTCAAATTTCATCACAGACCCCTTAGCAATTCTTCACGTTCACGTTTAACCTTCAGCCCGCTGTGACGCATGTGCAGACGTTCAACCACGTTCTTGCGGCGCTTGGTCAGCAGTTCGTAGTTCAGCAGGTCAAGGGATTGATCTTCGGTCAACTCACCCACGTTGGCAGCGAGAGTTTTCCAGTTGGTCAGCAGGTGTAGCATCGTGTCGTCCATCATCTTGTTCCTCATTTGTGGTTCAGTAAGAGCAATGTTAGACCCCTCCGAACCACACGTCAACACAAAAAGTGAATTATTTTATTCGCACCAGTAGACCAGCAGTTCCCGCGCACCTGCCGTCACAGGTAGGCCACAGTGGAGCGTGCATTTCCCGTGGAAAAATACCCCGTATCCCGGTGGCAGCGGGGGAATCTCCACTGGTGGCATCATCGGCCCGTCAGCGTAAATCTTGGTGCCGCCACCCTCGTAATCCCCGCCCAGGTTAATCACGCAGGTGTACAAGCTGTCGTTGTCCAGGTGGAGCGAGGTCTTGTAGGTGTTCTCGGGGGTGTAGCGAGCGAGCTGGGTGTGGAATATCTCGGGGTCGCCACCCATGAGCCAGAAGAATAACGGCTTCAATACCTCTCGACCCAGTGCAGCACTGATGTAGTCGGCTGACTTGCAGTGTTCAGCCAGTACCAGTTCCTCGATCTGAGCCGTCTTTTCCTCATCATCATTCACGCTGAACTTGTCAGTGTAGACCTTACCGATAGCGCGGAAGTAGGCAATGGCATCGGGTGACAGGATGGGTGCAGACCACACTCCGTGTGCGTGACGCTTGACCGGCAGCTTCAGCAGCGCCTTGCGTGACTCAGGGGATACGTCATCCCTGCCGTCACGGTAGAACTCCATCATCTCGTCGTACAGGGTTGGAACCCACTTCTCGATCTTGCGATTAATCATGTCCTGCTGCTCCGGTATTCTTTGATTGCGTTACGTAGTGCGGTTTGAGTAGCGGCCTTGGTATCCAGCGCCAGTGCTTGCGCTTGGTCGAGCGTGTCCTTACAGATGATACGGTGACAGACCACGGGGCGACCCTGACCCTGACGACGAATCCGCGCATTGAACTGCTCATACAGGTCGAGCGACCAGTTCAGGCCGAACCAGACCAGCGTGGAGCCGAGGTGCTGGAGTCCATCGACCCCGTGACCCATTGACGCCGGATGCCCGATCATCAGTTGACAGTCACCCTTAACCCATCTGTCCATCGCGTTGCGGAGTGCCGTTTCGCTTTTGCACTCCGTAAGGTTGATCGGACTGAGTGCCTTGAACCGTTCCATAATCCGCGCAGCATCGCTACGATAAGCGTAGGCGCACAGGACAGGGCTGCCGGCGCACTCGTCTATGATTTCCTCCAGTGCGTCCAGCTTCTCATCGTGGATGCTCTCCCACAGCGGCATACCGGCGATGGGATAGACCGCGCCATTGCTGAACTGGAGCAGCTTGTTGGTGAGTGACGCCTGATTGAAAACCTCGACCTCAGAGCCGCTGTCGAGCTGGACGAAGAACTCTTTTTCCATTCGGTCATATTGCAGTCGCTTGTCAGGCGGCAACTCCACTTCCACGTCATTGATGATCAGGTCGGGGAGTGGGTTGTAATCAGCAGCCGACATCTCCAGCGTCATATCGCCAATCAGGTGCTTGATCTGCTCATCGGTGTCCTCATACGGCACTTCCTTGTACGGACCTTCCTTACGGTAGAAGCGGGTCTTGAACTGGGTCTTGGACACCCCGAGGCGTCTACCCTCGTCCAGCACCAGGTATTGCCCGTGCAGGTCTTTGAGTCCATTGCTGGCGGGAGTACCCGTCAAGCCGGTGCGCCAGACGAAGTGATTCAATACTTTCTTGAGAGCCTTCACTCGATTGGTACTGCTGTTCTTACACTTGGAGATTTCGTCATAGACGATCCCATTAGCGGGAATCGGGCGACCTTTGGCGACGAAATAAGTCTGGAGCGTTTCAGCCAGCCACCCAAGATTCTCATAGTTAATGAGGTAGATGTTCGCCGGACGCAGTAGGGCGCGGGTGCGCTGATCCTTCGTACCCGTCACCATGCTGAAGGTGAGGTTCTGTGTGTGTGCCCACTTGAGCGCCTCCTGCCGCCAGACCAGCCGGATGACCCGGATGGGTGCGACGATAATCACCCCGTTCAGCGCACCACAGTTAATCAGGTGCGCGATGGAGGTGAGGGTGATCACGGTCTTTCCCAGCCCCATGTCCAGCCAGAGCGCAGAGTGAGGCTGAGTACACTGGAACTCGACAGCCTTCTGTTGGTATCCAAATAAATCACTAGCAGTTCTCATTTAAGCCATCCTGGTAAACCAGCCTCTTTATCAATCATCGCCTTGCCGTCATCCGCGTTGTCTATGACGTACACGGTGACACCCCTGCTACGCATCCGCAGGTGTTCGCGCTCCTGTGCTGGAGTGGGCTTCTGACCCTCACGCTTGAACTCACAGAACCAGATGTGTCCACCGGCTGACACGAACATGCGGTCTGGTACAGCAGCACGGTTCGGACTGGTGAACTTGTAGTGATCCACGTTGAGTTTCTTCGCGTACTCGCAGACTTTCCGCTCAATATCCTTCTCAAGCATTTGGGCACCCGTTCTTATGGATAATGAACAGCGCACTTTTATCCATAGCGCCGCACAAGGAACACATGAACTTGGGTATCTCATGGAACACCTGTTTGACTTTATTGCTATCCACTAGCATTTCGTTCCATGTTGCGATTTCCGATGGATCAATCTTTTCGCGCATCCGCTCACCCGCAGTTCCGATGACCATGTTGTTCATCTTTTCTTTCAGCTTTTTGTTAGCCGATTCGATTCCCATTGCGTAGCTCATTGCGTCAAGCTCGTGACCACTCGGTTCAGACCCACGGTTTGCACTGGCACACTCACCACGCAGTGCAGCGTATGCCACAGCATCTTCGTAATTGTCAGCCTTGTAGTTTCCTTGGATACTGCGAACGATCTTCAGCAGCTCCATGAACATCCAGCCCTGCTCCTCGGTAAGGCTAGTTCCGTTTATCGCGTTAATCGCCCCTACAGTGGCCGTCATGCTGCGTTCGCCTTGCGGCTTGTCGTAGGTACTGGCTCTGTCTTGCATGTGGGTTGCGGCTTTATCTAGGAATTCCTTGGCTATCATTTCTTCCGATCCCCTCTCGATGTATTCACTAATCGTTTTTGACCTTCGTCCAACTTCCACGGGTACACCTTATGACAGTCAATACACCACCTCTCGTTGCGTGTCCCGACTCCGACCATTGGCGCGCCACAGTCGGGACAAGGCTTGCCGGTTCCGTTGTCGTTCATCGCGCCATCTCAGCGGCAGCTCGCACAATTGCTCGGCGTGTGGCTGCAAATTCATCACCATCGTCGAGAGACACCCCTTCGTCATACCAGAGTGAATCATTGCAGTGCCAATTACGGTGACAGGATACATACCGCACACCGCTATTCCATTTGTCACGCTTGATTGGTAGCCCCAGTTTCACAGCCAGTCGAAACGCATCACCGTCGTCCATGAGAGGGTTCCATTTAGGCGCAGCTAGAGCGTTCATAGCAGGATGCAAACCGGTTGTATTACGCCCTTCCCATATCATCAGTCCAGCAGACCTCGCAGCCAGTTCCAGCAGTTCTCTATCGTTCATCACATCACCCCCAAACACAGTTTCTCAATCTCGTTGATGTAGAACTCGTAATCAATCGCTTCGGTAGCGTCAGTGATCCGGTTACACGGAGTCACCTTCCAACTGGTGTTGATACCAATACGTCGCCACTGTGTTGGGTTCTTCGCCAGCGGAGGCATCATCTTGTACAGTGAGCCGCCGTAAGTGCTGACGTAGTACCGGCATGTGTTCTCCAGTTGTTCTACCATGTCAGGACTGTATTCGATAAGCAACTTACTTGAACGAGGAACTTTGACTCGTAACATGAAGTCCATCTTGTCCGGCCAGTTCATCACTGTTTCACGGATGGGCAGACCTTCGACCAAACACTTCTCGGCAACCTTCGGCACCACCAGTGCAGAGCCATTCTGGTGCCATTCAATGTCATGCTCGTATGCACCCTTGCGCTTGGTTTTCACCCCGTCTGCGTACACACACAGGTAGTTGTTCACGTCGCGAATGAACATCTTGGAGTATTCGACATGCTCCAGTTGGAGGTGAGTAGCGATTGACCACTCATTACATATCGCCTGCACGGTCGGCAATACGTCATGTGGTAGATACATGGTGATCCCGTCAGTGTTGGCTTGGATGACCTTGAGTCCGTCAATCCCCGTCAGTCTGTCCACCAGCAGGGCGATGAGCAACTGACCGTGAATGGTAATCTTCATGGTGAACAGAGGGTCATAGAACACGCTGTAGGCGTCACCAGACGCACCGTAGACACCGTTCAGCGCCAGCTTGAGCATGGCATTCTCGGCCGTACCTTTCGCATAGCTGACCCGCTGGGTACGCAGACGGCGGTACACGTCAACGAAGGCGCTACCCAGGTGAGCAGGGTAGTGACCGTACTCGATGGCGATTGACGGATATAGCGAGGTCACGTCCACGTCTAGAATCATCATCTCGTCGTCAGCGATGAAGTGTTCTGACTCCACTGAGGCGTGAATACCGCCCGTACCGAAGTAATAATCCAGTCCGTCAACAGTTGCCTTCACATCCTTGAACGCACCCTTGGTTTCAGTAATCACCTGTTCTGCGAACCAGTCGTGGATACGCTGGAACTCGGCATGATGGAAGTTCAGACCAGCGGGGATACATTCACGCAGGGCAATACTGGAACGCTTGGTCTGACGAGGCTGGCGACCTTTAGCACCGTACTCGTAGCACTGCACGCCGGCCTTCTCCAACTCAATCTGGAAAATCTCCTTGCCGATCTTCACATCCGAGTGGTTCATGAAGTCTTTGCCGTGCTTCAGCGACAGTTCCTCACGGAAGCGGATCATGTCGAGCGACTGGTGGTAGAACAGCTTGGTCGCATGAACGTCGTGCTGGTTGTACTCGCGCAGCACCTCCACCTGGTCACGATTGAGCATCGTACCCACGGGGAAGGGGAGGTCGGAGATGTTGTCCATCCGCATGTTGAACTCCAGAGCCTTCAGGCTGGTGGAGCGTGCGCGGTTGTCGAAGTGGTGGACTTTGAACAGGTCGAGCTGGCGCACCAGCCGGTCACTTGGGAATACCATATGCTGAAAGCGGTTATCATCCTGACTCTGGATGATAGCGACAGCTTTGGCGTACAGCCGAGCGGGGTCAGCGATACCGCTACGCAGCAGTTCATGCAGGACTGGGTAGTCGAACCCCACATTGTTGAAGCCGATCATGGTGCCGTCAGACTGACGTACCCAGTCGCAGAACTGGATCAACTCAACCATATCATTGCGGAAGTCGGATATTTCAAACAGCCACTTGAGCGGCATGTCAGCGTGTTCAGCAGCCAGCAGAAAACAGTTGGGGTATGTCTCCACATCCACCACTATTCGTAAATCAGACATAACAATGCTCCGCACCCGTGAGTGTTATCGGATTAAAAAAGGCGGGGATTGCTCCCCGCCGAGGGTAGACCGAAGTCTACAGAGGGATAATTGTTAGCCCATGAACGACGGGAAGGCTGGAGCAGCAGGAGCCGCACCACCGACAGCACCGAACAGGGAGCTGGCGTCAGTAGAGCCTTCGCCAAACGCTTCACCGTCTTGGCTGAACTGGATGGCAACCAGATCACAGCGGATGCCGCGACCGTGCTTGTTCTCTTGCAGCCAAGGCTTGACCACAGCGTTCACATAGCAGCCACCATACAGCTTACGAGCAAGCTGCTGGTACTCCATTGTGTTCTCGGATGGCTTGCCGTCAGGCTTAATCATCTGAGGTGCTTCGATCTTGCTGGCAGTGATGCATACCATGCCTTCGTAACCGTCATACGGCTTGAAGGTTTTGGAGTTGATCTTCTCAGAGCCTTGAGCGTAGCAGCGCAGCTTACGATCAGCGTTAATCATCTGCATGATCTGAGCAGCGTGTTCTTTCCACTTCTCAGTAGCGTCAGCCTGGAACGCTTTGATGAAAGCGGCGAAGCCTGGATGATCCGGTGTCATGATGAAGTCAGCCGAGTATTTCTTCGGTGCTTCGGGGTTGAGCGTGGAAGCGCGAGGCTCCACCAGTTGCGGGAAACTCAGACGAACATTGTTCAGCATCAGTAATTCAGCCATTTTCACTACTCCAATTTTCAAACAAGCCAGGATGGCAATTCAGTCGTACCGAACATCGGTACAGCCGATACTATAGCAGACTCTCTCGGGTCTGCTGCACTCACAACAGTTAATTTTCCTGTTGATTTCTTGATGTACTCGGATTCCATCTGCTTGAGCTGACGCTCACTCAGTTGCTTGCGAGTACCGTCACGTTTTTCCCATACCACCTTCTCAGCCTGAGCCGGGGAGATGAGCGAGGTTTTCCACAGTGCGTCTTTCGGTATGCCGAATTTCTTCAGCTTCTCAGCCATCTCGGACTCATCGAACATCCACGACCGGCTACCGCGACCACGCACCACCTTCAACCCTTCGATGGTCTGACCAGCCTCCATGCGGCGCAGTGCTTCAGCTTCAACAGCCTCAAGCAGTTGACGCAGTAGTGGAGCAGCTTCAACCAGGTCACGCAGTTCTTCAGCCGTCAGCTCCGTGGGATTCTTTTCAGCAGCTTGTTTAGCCACGTCGAGATTCTGGAAGCTGATACCGCTGGCTTCCATCATGGAGCCGGTCAGAGCAGCGCAGGCACCCTTGTGTTTACAGTATTTGCACTGCTTGTCACCTGGTTGCAGCGGAGCGTCCGGTGTATCTGCCAGAGCAGCAGCAGTCATGAACACAGCAGTGTCTTTCAGCAGGTCGAGAGTGGCAATCTCAACATGCACCACACCCTTCTCGCCACGGTACTCCAGCTTCGGCTGGATGATGGTCAGGCGTACCACGTCGATATTCTCAGCGCCGTACTTAGCCACCAGCATGAGTGCGTAGATTTTCATCTGGTCGCAATCAGGCTCAACAACACCCATGCCATCCTTGTAGTCCATGACCTCAAGGAAACGGTGAGTCTGCGAGAACAGATGCACGTCACAGGTGCCACCCATATCAGCCCGACCGAACGCCTCAAGACTCTCCAGTCGCATCTCCGGTACTGGATCGACCAGTGCCTTAGCTGCACGACCGTAGACGTACCCGAGCGCCACGTTGACTCGACGGCAGCGATCACGATCAATCGTGAACTCGCCTTCATGGTCAGTGATGGTCTTGTTCAGGTATTCCTCAGCATCCGTCACGCCATTCTCAATGCACAGCTCCAACAGAGTGTGAGTATGAGTGCCATCGGCTGCTGCTGGCCCTCCCTTCTGGTCAGGGTAGCGGGATTCCTCCCGCTGAGAACCTGGACACAGACGGATACGCTCGAACTTGCTGGGCGACTTCGCGGTATGCGTGCTCATCACGCACCAGCCTTGAGAGCTTCAACAGCAGCGTACACAGTGGCGTACAGGTCAGGTGTAATCTCGTTGATGTTGGTTTTACCGACCGACGCTAGCACCTGCTGAATCTCAGCACCCTTGATCGGGCCAAGTGTGCGGTAGCTGTCCATCATGTAAGCTACCAACCCCTTGTTGTCCGTGAACGGTACAGCACCGGTCGGAGTCAACGGACTGGCAACCGCTGCAACAACCGGAGCTACCACCGCTGCAACAACTGGAGTTGGTTCTACTACGACCGGCTGAACAACAGGTGCAGCGACAACTGGAACGCTGACAGGCTCAACGCTAACGGGAGCGGGAGCAGCCACAACGACAGGGGCAGGAACAGCCACCACGGGCTGAGTAGAAACAGCAGCAGGATGACTAACGGTTCCATGTGACTGTACCTCGATCACTTTGGCAATCGCCTGCAATGCAGATACCATTGGGTCGGCTTGCACTTGGGTTTGGGTGTTTACCGCAGCAACCAGAGTTTCCAGTGCGTCAGCAATTCGGGCAATGTTGTTTTCAATACTCATTTTTTCGTTCCTTTCTCAGTGGTGTATTCTTGGATGAGTTCACGCAGCACAGTGCTGGCGTCAGCTCCGGGTGTTGCATTTGCTTTCTTTAAGAACGCTTCACGAAGCTCGGGAGTAACCCGAACCCTTAGCGCCGCCTTCAATCTTTCCTTCATGTGTTTCTCCGTTGTGCAACATTTGTAGTTGCAATGTAGAACACGGTGAACTACATTGCAAGCACCAAAAGCAAAATAAATTCTCAGGGGTAGAAAATGTACGAATTGATTTATGACTATATGAACCACCGCCGGATCAAGAAGGTGTACGCCGAGTCCGAGGCCGAGGCGATTGAGCAATTCGAGAACTGGGCTGACGGACTGGACGAGTTCGTAGACCTGGTGGAAGTGAGAGAGGCGAAATGATGAGTCAACCAGTAGTGGGACTCCCTGTAAGTTTTGATTCATACATCCGTAAGGGCTGGTCGCTGGTAGCGATCCCACCCATGACCAAAGGGCCGAAAACAAAGGACTGGAACAAGAAAGAGAACGTCATCACCAACAGCAGCCTGATCCCACAAGGCTTCGGTGTCGGTCTGGCTCACGCCTATAGCGGCACGATGGCGCTGGACATTGATAACCTGGACGACTCCATTGCTTATCTGGCTGGTCACGGGATCGACCTCATGGCGCTGCTGAATGCACCTGATGCCGTCACCATCGACTCGGGTAACGGTGGTCATGCGAAACTGCTGTACGCCATGCCCGAGGGCTTGGTACTGAATTCCAAAAAGCTAATCAATACCCGCGCCGACGGCAGTCGCTACGATTATATGGACTTCAGGTGCGCCAACAGCAACGGCACGACAGTCCAGGATATCATTCCTCCCTCGATCCACCCGACCACCCTGCGCCCTTATCAGTGGGGCGGACGTGGTCGCTGGGAGAGCGTTCCTCAAATCCCGTTCGGTCTGCTGCTGCTATGGCAATCCCTGCTGACCGAGGATGCTGAGCGCACGATCAAGGTCAGCGGCTCGGTTGACGCCTCATGGGACGAAATCAAGGGCGCACTCGAGCATATCTCGCCGGACGTATCGCGGGATGAGTGGCTGAAGGTAGCGATGGCTCTGCACCATGCGGGTACGGTCACGGGTCAACTCGATACCTCTCACAGCCTGTTCAACGAGTGGTCGGCTCAGGGTGAGAAGTACCAAGGGGAACGGGACATTAATGCTGTCTGGCGATCCTTCAAGGCAGATCACGGGATTACCATAGGGACTCTTTTCCATATCGCCAAAGAGCATGGGTGGTCACGCCCAGTGCCGGATGCCAGTGAGATGTTCAGCCCCACGGTGACGCCCACGGAACCGGAGAAAATAGTAAATCCATTCTCGATCAAGCCAATCCCACCCAAGCTGGACTTTTCCTTATTTCCCGAGCTGCTCTCCCGCCGTGCCAATGAATTAGCATTTGAGATGGGCTGCGACCCGGTTGTTCCCCTTATAGCAGGACTCTCGACCATATGCGCCGCAGCAGACGCCCGTGCGCGGCTCAAGGTGACAGATTCGTGGTCAGTCCCACCGATTGCGTGGTTTATGGTCATAGGCGATTCAGGTGACAAGAAATCCCCTGGTGCCCGCGCCATGCACTCGATTCTTCGCCATATAGAGAATGGTGATACGAATCGTTATCAGTCCGAAATGCTTATGTGGAAAGGTCATGAGGCACGCCATTCTGCGCAGATGAAGGCATACCAGCAGCACTACACATCCGCTGACGTTGATCTGGTAAACGCTCTCCCGCCCACCGTCACGCCGCTACCGCTGAGCCG